TGATATCCGGCAGTACGGGCGAATATCTGCCGATCAAGTGATTGGCTGGCCCGGTATCGCGCACATATGGAATGCCGTAATTGAAATTGCTGACAGTGCCCGCAAGCGGGTCTTCGCCCATGTTGACCAGTTGAAAATGCGTGCCGTCAAAAACCAGCGTGGCGATCTGTCCCGCCATTATGTCTTGCGCAATCAGATCGGAACCATCGCGGCGCTTGACCCCAACGGCGGGCAAGCTCCCGACCGCAATCGTGGTCGGCCCCGTCGTGGTGTGTGCAACCAACGCACGCAACGTAAGCCCCGCCTCATAAGCGACCAGCGGGGGTCCCTTTAGCGCGACCGCGATGGCATTGAGCGTGCCGGTATCAACACAGAAATTCAATTGCCCATCGCGCACGCTGCGCGTGAGTTGATGCAAGTCGTTGTCGGTCGGAGTCTGACCGGTATCCGTAATAATGTTTACGATTTCACGCTGGTGATTTTCGACCGCAGCCGCACCGGGAATGCTGCCGAGCAACCCGGCGCCCGGGTTGCCGTCAACATAAGACGCGTCGGGGTTGCTGATGCCCCAAGGTTGATGATACTGCGTCACTGATTGTAACTCCCGAAGATTTACGGTGTGCCAGCCATCGGATCGCCGGTATCGAGATTTGAGTAATCAAACACGATATCCGTGTGCGCGGGCTTCCATCGCCGCAACAGACATTCAAGGTCTTGCGCGTAACCGATGCGCAGATGCGGATCGACACCGGATTGCCCGGACGAAACGCGGAACCATGTCAGCGGCGCATTGTGAACGTGAACCTGCCAATAAAATCTTTGCTCCGGACCGCCGATGCGCCAACGGAAATCCGTTACTTCCGGATGATGCCCCGGATAATCGTTCCACCCGATTTCGCCTCGGGTATCCCCGACCTGACTGATACCCGCCATGAACGGCGCAAACTCGGTGATGGTGATCGTGTAACCGAGCCACGCCGCCATATCGATAAAGAATTGTCTGCTCTGCCCGCCGAGCAACGTCATCTTGAACAACAGCATTTGATGCCGTTGATCAATCGTCAGCGCGGACTTAAAACACGGGTCCGGCAGCCCAAAATTTCGTTCCCAATCGGGAAGAAGCTCTATCGTATAACGCGGATCGCTTTCCTGTTCCAACAAGTCAGCGGCGCGAGCATCGACAAAGCCCCAATAACCCGCGAGCCCTTCGATGACTTGCATCATTACGCCAAACGGATGGCGTGGCCACGCCGGGCCGTAGGGCAACAAGTTGGCGAGTGCTACCGCGTAATCCGCACCGCTACGGCGCACATGTTGATCTGCCACGGCACTTACCCGCCCGCATAGATGATTGAACCTAAGATCGGCAGATGGCCGGGCGTCGGTGCCGTTGTGGTCGTGTACTCCAATTCGTGATGTTGCTCGCCAATGGCATTGGCAATCGCCACTTCAAGCCATGATCGATAGATCGTACAGCCGGGAAATGACTTTTCAAAAAACATTTCCTTGCACATGGTTTCAATCGACGCGCGGGTTGCGGTCGTGTCATCCACCAACTGCGTGATCTTGAAGCTGATCGGGAACGGAATTGGAGCAACCACAAAGATATCTTTGACTGCGACCGGCCGCTTTACATCGATATAGTTTTGCACTGCCACCACGTCTTCGGCATAGGGGATGCCGTTATTTTCGGCGCGCAGATCGTCCATACAAAAGCGCACTGTGCATGTGCCCATACCTTCTTCCAGGGCATTTGCCCAAGCTCGCGTGACTCCCGGAACGGCAAGCGCCCACGCTTCATAATCGCTTTCATCCCCGCCCATCGGCGGCTGTTGAATGCGCTGCAACACGCGTGCCCGCAATTCATCGTCGGTTTCAATATCGGCCCCGCCAATCATCGACAGCACCAATACCGTGCGATCAAGCCCGACCGGCGGCGTATCGAACGCCATCGGGCTCCCCGTCACCATGTTGCTCGCCGCGCCCGGATCGATGGCGCGCACCGGAATCGGGGTGGGCAAACCCGAGATAATCACTTGCGCCGTAGTTTCGTATTCAACGCCGTCCGGCGATGACAGCGTGGTGCCGGTCGGGACGATAGTGCCATTCTGGCCGGTCGCGGTGACCTGACCCGATGCCAACGTCGCCTGCTTGCGTCCGGTCGTGCCGTCGCTATTGACCAACCAGATTTTGCCATGCCGATCCAACCACAGCGTTTCCGCTGTGTCCGGCAAAAGCATTTTTGAAAGCCAATCCAGATATTGCAGCGTCAGGTGACACAGCGCGCCCATCGCATCCGCGAGCACACGCAAGATACTGTTTGGCACATTGGCATCTGACCCCGGCAACGACGCATGAATGCTGTCGCGCACAAAGCCGCGCACCTGTCGGAGCGTGGGAGTTGCCCAAGGCATGATTGATTACCAACCCGCAGTTTCTATCAATTCAGTCCACGAGATTTGATACTGTAAGCTGATCGCTGGCAGCGGCCCGCGAAAGATCGTGATGTAGGACATGACGGATTCCAGATCGACGCGCTCGGCCGTCACCGTGAAGCTTGAGCACACCCGCCGGTCAACAAGCGGCTGCAACGCCTGTCGGCAATAGTCCACCACGCGTTGAACGGTGGACCCTTCCTTTGCGTTCGGCGGCAGTATCTTGGCGCGGCGCAACAGCCAGAGCTTCGAACCGATAGGCCAACCGTTCCAGATATCTTCCGCATCCAGATCGCCCCACCACCCTTGTCGATCATCCGAATCCGGATCAGGCAATACTTCGGTATCGGATGCGAGCGCATTGGTGCCGAGCGCGACAATCACGGCGGTTGCCAGCGCCCGCGTATCGTCAAGCGTGCCGTTGATCAGCAAGCGCCAATCAAGCGGAACGTCGTATTTTGGAAAGTAAAGATTTTGAACAAGTCGAACATCAGGGACAGGGCTAGTCACGGAATGCGCCCCTTCACGTTCTTACACGGCCCGGCCGTGGTTAGCACAATTGCGAATTTATGCTTGGCTGGCGTGCCGCCGCAGTAATCCATTTCATCCTTTGAATTGGTTTCGTGCAGCACGTCATCGTCTTCTTTGCCTTTGCTAAGACGCACCATCTTGCCGCTCGACAACCTGCCTTCGGCCGTCTTGACGTGCATGAAATCTTTGCTGTCTTTACCAGCACCGGCCACGGCCTTTTGCCCGGTCTTCAATTGCTGCCCTTGATCAGCGCCGCCACCACTGCCCGCGCCCCCACCAGAACCGCCGCCGTTCGCATGCGGCACCGGCATTGCACGTTCCAAGCGCGCCACTTCGATATCCAATAGTTGCTGGATATCAGGCTCTAGCCCCGCCCATAGGCGTCTTTCGTTGATTTTGTGCTTGAAAGCGCCGTCCGCATAAACTCTCTGTTTGGTTGGGCTGGCCTTCGCCTGACTCTGCGGGGGATTGGCTTTGCCACTGCCGGATGGCACCAACTGCATACGTAGTGATGACGGATGCGAATAATAGTGCCCATCACTGGCTAGATGGATTTGCGAATCATCGCTGTTGCTCCGGTTCATGGCAACATCACCCGGCGATAAACCGCGCAGCCGGTGGCGGCGATCATCCATCGCGCCAGCCATGTTGTGCCCGCGATTGCCGCCCACATGCGAATAGCCGCATTCCGCGCTGGCGATGATGCTGCCGTCTGGCCCTTTGTCGGCTGGCATACAACATGATGTGAAACCGTAGTTCTGCGGCGATTCCGTACCCGAGCGGCTTTCGTTCGCCATCATGGTTCCGGAGTGCTCTTGCATCAGGGTGTTGTCGTCCACCTGATCGACACACCCGCGCGAATTCGCTGAATACGCGTGATGTGCGGTTTTAAGTGGCGTTTGCCGGTTCATGATGTTTTCTATTTCGTCTTTGAGATATCCGCGATACCCGCTTGCTGCCCGAGCTTCGGCGGCGACTGCGCCGCTTGGCTTACCTTGTTATCCGGCCGTTCATCGAAATAAGCGACATTGGCATTCGCCTGATCTAGCAACGCCCACGGTTCCACCAACTCAAGCACCGTCTGCGTGCCGTTGTTGTTGTCCTGCGTCCATGTCACGGTCTTGCATTTCATGCTGCCCTGGATCATCGCCATCGGCGAGTTGACATAGACTAGCTTGCCCGCTTCCCACAGGTGCCCGGTCATGTCGGAAAACCAACCTTGCACCGTGACGTTGGCAGTGATCTTGGTGCCTTCGGTCCAAATCTTTTCGTACTGTGCCCGCAGTTGCGGGTTTACGCCCTTGCTAGGGTCTTCGCCTTCGATAATCAGCACGCTACCCTTGCAGCCGATGCTTTCAACGCCGCCCTTCGGCTGATTGGTTTTCTGGCCGTTTTCTTCATCGTCACCCTTGTTGGTGCTGACGACGCGAATGCGCTGATAGGTATCTTCAACGCTAATCGTGCATTGCATCGCCTTGATGTTCTGGCCTTCGATCACCGAGCCACACAATTCACCAGCATGTTCACCGATGATCTGCGCATTGCCCTTGCGATCCGAGCCAAGAATGCATTTACGTTTCCGGCAAAGGTCATCCAAGAAGTCCCAAATCGTCTCGCCCGGATTGACTTGCACTTGATCGAATGGCGTCATATCCGGTTCGCCGAAGATCAACGGCGGCTGATACGGCTTCAACACTTTTTCGGCAATCTGTACGATGTTCATCCCATCAAAATTGCCATCTTCGGTGTCCACGCTTGATTTGAAAGTCCAATAGCTCAAGCCCTTGCCAGTGATCTGCACCATATGTTGCGTGGCGTTGTAGGATGTTTGCCGCGTGATGACCGAGCCGCGCACCACCTGTTCGCCGCCGAGCATCAACGTCACGTCATCGCATGGAATAACTTGCGCATCATGATAGTTGGACGGCGGATTGGTCACTTCGGCTGCGGTGAACCGGAAATAGGTGAATGCTTCAGTCCATCGTTCCTGCGCCCAAACGGTTTCCCACGATTCGTATCGCTGGCCATTGACGATCAGCGTAGCGATTTCGCGCGGATTAAAGCTCGGGACTAGCATTTTAGCTACTCAAAGCTTCGCCCATAATTGGAGAAAAAGCAGGGTGGACGATCTTGTTGGCATCACGCACTTGGTCGGCGCGGCTGGCGTCTTGATAAAGCTTGTGGCTGATCACTAAGGTCGGCAGAACTGCGTTAAAGCGGTAGTTGAGCATGCGCGGCAAAGGCAGCGCCGTCATAACTAGGTGGTGCGTGATCGCACCGTGCAGCGCGACCAATGCCTGATAGGTCGCCTGCGCCATGTCATCGGCCGCCAATTCTTCGGCGTCGTTGAATGGCAGATTGATTTCCTGCTTGACGGTTTCGACACCTTCGCGGCTCGCGAACGTCATCGCGGAAATAATCGCGCCTTCGGTCGCCAAGCAAAAACCTATCAACGCGTTCTGGATCAATGTGCCGCCAAGCGTCTGCGGCTGTTCGGACGTGACCCAAACGCGGACTTGCTCGATAGCGTTGAACGTCGCTCCGGTTTGCCGACACAGATCAAAGGCATTATCGAGCGGCGGCCCAATCGCGTCGTTGCGCAACAGTGGATAGGCGTTGGCAATCGTGTCGCCCACCGCCGTGCGTGCGTCCGAGCCCACCGGCCCGGTCTGTGAAATTGTCTTCAACAGATTTTGCAGCGCGCGAACCACGATGCCGCTGGCTTCGGTGGCGTCAATGCGATCCACGGCCTACAGCCCCGCAGACGCGGCTTGCGCCGGATTGCCCGCCAACTGCGCCAAAATCTGTGTGCGCAAATTCGCTGAAGCCATCACCAGCGCCGTGGTCGTATCGTCCAAGGCAAACGGGGCTGCGCCGGATTCGATGAATTGCATGTCAAAGGTGCAATAGCCGCCTTTGCCTTCTTCTTCGGTGAGCCGGTAGCGCTCGCACCACACATCCAACGAAGGCAACGTTTGCACTTGCAGACGACCGGATTGCCCGCGATCTAGTTCGCGCACCAATGCATCACGCGCCGTCCGGTAATCGGTTGAATAAAGCCCGGACCCGCTCACGTCATACGGATAGCTGATGCAATAGCCGCGCACGGCCCAACTGATCGCCTTGTGCCCCATGTCCTCTGCGTAGTTTGCATCACGTTTTGGAAATTCGTGCTGGATCATCCGCCGCCCGCTTTCCAGCGCGTTGTGCTCGCAGTGAAACTCCGCGCCGCGAAAGCTCGCAGGCACAAGCTGATCGCGCCACGGATTGCGGATATTGAAGATGTGACCGCCGGTTGGCGCTGCGGGCATCCAAGGCATTGCTAGATTCCGAAACCTGTCGATTCATCGATGCCGACCGGCCCGCTTTTGGCAGGTTCCATCATGCCTTGCTTGGCCGCTGGCACATCGCGGAATTTCGGCTTGCCATAGCCGTGCATCAAAGCGCTGCCCGGCGTGTGGCGATGATGGATGGTCATCTTGCCGTGCGTCTTGACGCCTGACGTTCCAACTTCACCCGCTTGCGCCTTGTCAATTTCGCTGCGCGCCGTGGAGTTTTCATCGTTGCTGCCAGCGACCGAGGCCGCTCTCTGCGCGCCCGGACCCTGCGATGCTGCGCCCGTTGCCCACGGTTGGCCCGGAGCACCTATGCCAGCCGTAAATGCTTCGACGCGCGACTGTGCTGTGGTGACTTGTGGTGCGCCAGTAGATGCCGCCGTCAGTCCAGCAGTAGGTTGCCCGGCAACGACAAGCGGACCATCTTTCGCAGAAGTAATCGTTGCAACCGGGCGGCCATCCGGACCCGGATGCAAATGAAGCTGTAGCTTTCCTTCGGCTTGCGCTTTAGCGAGAATTGCCGATTTGAATGCTGGCCAATCGGCCGCTTTGATGCCGAAACAACCAAGCGTATATAATCGATCTAAGTCATTACTTGTCCCGGCATGTATTTCAAAGCCGCGCAGATTTCCCGACTGCGATGATGGATCAAGACCGGCAACCGCTGGCCCCTGCGGCGTGTAGGATTGCTTTGCTCCTTCAGTGCCAACGCCGCCACCCGGCACGCCGCCCGGAAGTCCCTGCACGTTTCCAATGTTAACCCAATAATCACCCCATGGAAGCGAAGGGTGCGCACCCCTGCCGCTGCCACTGCCCCATCCATATTGCTGCGGACCCACCCCCGGCACATTCATCGTGACCATGCCGCTTTGATGCAGCGGCAACGGTCCTTCATTCGTTAATCCGGTACGGCCGCCCGCGCCGGTTGCTGCGGTTGTCGGTATCGTGCCCGTGGCACCAGCCCCGCCCGATGTGCCGCCGCCGGGGACAACAGCGCCCGGCGCGGTATAACCGCCGCCCGGAGTTGGCGTAACGCCATAAGAGGCAACAGTTGGAATTCCGCGCTGTCTAAATCCCGCGATGCGGCTTTGCTGATATTGCACCGCTGGCTTCAAATATCCGGTGGTGTAAGACGCCGCCGCAGCTTGCGCATCACCGGTTCGCATCGCTTCCCATACCTTTGGATAATTGTTTTTCAAATTCCATGCAGCAAAGCGGCTTTGCAAACGTGGATCGCGCCAATCTTGCCCCGGATAATTTTTCTGCAACCATGCGGAATAGTTATTCCATTCGGTCCCGCCTTCCTGATAAAGCCCGTGCGCAAAGTGCGCTTCACCGGAAAAGTGCGGTTGATCAGGATGCCGCAACGTCGGATCAAATGCGCTTTCTTCTTGAATATTTGCTAGCACGCCAGCGATGCCAGCTTCAGACATACCGGCTTTTCCCCATTCATCAGCAACAACGCCCGCAACAGCGGACTTGCCACCCGCCCCGCCGGTATAGCCTTGGCTCGTACCGCCAGCCGGACCAATCGGTGAGCCGGGCCATGCAGCGCGTGGGGCACCGGGAAATCCGCCGGTCGTTAGCCCGCCGCCCGCCGTTGCCCTTGCCAATGCCGTGCGTTGTGCAGTCGCCGCGCTCCGAATATTCGGATCGTCCCACATCGGATTCATGCCGGTGCGAGCCATTTCTTCCAAGTTAGCTGCGGACGGCGCGTATTGCTGTGCGCCGGGACCAACGCCGGGGCCAACACCATTTGGCCCGTAGCCGTATCCGCCCGCACCGCTGCCATAACCGCCGGGTCCGTATGTTCCCGCACCACCCCCGGCTCGGCCGAGGGGTGCCAATTGGTCAAGCGCTTGCTGAATCTGATCGTTGAGTTTCTGTAGCTCGCGGGTGTTGTCTTCGACCGTCTGCACATGCTTGGTTTGCGTGCCGAGCGGAATGATCATTTCCGGGCCGCCTTCGCCGATCACCGCCATTGTCGGCTGCGTGACGATGCCGCCTTGTTGCAAATGCGGAAGATGCTGTGACCACCAACCCGGGTTAAACCCGGTGCCGCCCGTTGCTGTCTGACGCCCGGGCCCCGGCACGTTGCCCCTAGATGTGGCTACGCCTTGACGCGGCTGTATCTTCGGATAGTCCCCGCTTGCAACTGTTTCGGCATATTTGGCAATGCCCATTTCCATACGCGTAAGAAATTTCAGCGCTTTCAAATCCCAACTAGCTAGGCTCGCGTCCACAATCTCTTTGATGCGTCCACGCACTTCGGCTTCTTTTGCTAACTGCGCATTAAGCGCAATCATTTTCTGTTCTTCTTTATCCTGCCGCTGCAAGTCCTTTTCATCAGCGGCAGCAATATCGCCTTTCAGCAAGATCAATTCGCGCAAGCCCAATTCCTGACCAACTTGCTCGGCAGTCAACGCGGCGTGGCGGCGATTGTGGAAACGCTCAAAATCCTTTTCTTCCGCATACGCCATCGCGCGACGGGTAATGTTGATTTGCTCGCGCACATCTTTAGTTTGACGCAGCAAATCGATGAACCGCAGCATGCCAGCGGCGTTTTCGGTCCCTGCGATCCTGATCAGATTTTCTCTTATCGGGTTGCCAGCAATGCCAAGCTGATAAAGTTTTTGATTGAACGTATCGATCATGCCAACTGCTTGCTGGAACGGAATGCCAGCTTGCGCCATCTGGTTGGCGATGTTTTTCATTTCCCCAATTCGCATGCCAGCGGTTCGCGCGGCATTGCTCATGGTGATATATTGCTGCGTGTTTTCCCTTAAGTGCGCGAAGTGCTCGATCAGTTTGATGCCGATCAAGCCGAGCATCACCGGCCACGGGCCGATGATCTGCGCGAACGCCATTGCCTCTTTGCCAACACCTAAGAAACTCTTGCCAAGCTCGGCCATCGCCTTGGTGGTTTCGTTGGTCGTCCCAGTAATACGCTTGAGCGCGGAATCTATCGGCCCGCTGCCAAGCTGACCAAGGTGCGTATGGATCGCGCGAAGCTGCGCGGACGCGTGGTCATCAAGCCTGACCCGAAGCACCAGTTCTTCGTACTCTGTTGCCATTTACCCGCGAACCCCACCAACGCCCGTACCTTGTATCGGCTCGGGGCCACCGCGCAACGTAGTCGCCGCAGCCGCAGCCGGTGACAAGACGTTGCGCGTCAGCCAGTTGCCGCCATGATGATCTTCGGCTGACGGATAAATCTGTCGCGGTTCATCCGGCAAGCGTGCCATCGGGGCCGATGTGCGACTCATCTTGTGATTGTCGAACAACGGCCCTTCCGTGCTGATCGACACCCCGGCCGGTGCGTTCTGATGATCGACTTCCATCACGCTTTGGGTGATATTTTTGCTGACTTCTTTTTTTAACAACTCATCGAATGCCGCACGATCCGCGCCACCTTTAAGAACAGAACCTTGAACGCTTGAAACGGCTTGCTTGCTAATCCCATAAGCGGCAAGTTCGCCGACTTCTGCGGCAGTGCCGGATATCAACGTCTTGGTTATCCCCATAAAACCAAAACCGGTCGCCTGTGGCCCGTATGCCATCGCGGCCAAGTTCGCGCCATGCTTGATCGCATCGATACCGTGAAACTGTTCCGGCCCCTTGGTTACGGAATCGGCCCAATGTGCGGCATCAATAACCGGTGACGCTGCACTCAAGACTGCATTCTTGACACCCTGTTCAATGCCGGGGTAGCGCACGCTCGGCGGCATCTGCGCGATTTGCGGCATTTGCTCATTCGGTGGAACCACCACGCCACCGTCGGCCATCGCTGGCATCGCCGCCAAGGTTGACGGTGTTGCCGATTGGCTAAAACTGGCAGTCGCGCCAGCTTCGCCGCGATTAACCGTCAGATACATTTTGCCGCCGGGTGCATCGGCCGCAGCGTTCAACAACGCTTTCTTGAAATCCGGCCATTCATCCGGCGAGACGCCAAAGCAACCTTGCGTATAAAGATGATCAAGATCGTGACCGCGCGCCGGATGCACTTCGATGCCGGTACGTGCCCCGACATTCGGATCGCTCAGAACATTTCCCTTGCCAACGTCGTTTAGACCAGCAACCGCATTATCAACAAATCCATGCTTACTGTACGCAGCACCCTTTGGACCAATGCCTTCCTTTGAAAAGTCAATTGCGTATGTGCCATAAGGCAACGAACCTTTGCCAACACCACCGGAACCGAAATGAAAGACCTGATCGCTGCCCGGCACCGTCGCCGTACCGCTGTAATAGCGTGGCCGGTCTTTTTGATTTGGATCAGCACCTAATGGAATAACAGCCTGCGCGCCTTGTGCGCCAAGCACTGTCACGGTTGGGCGATCAATAACCTTCGTACCGTCTTTGCCCACAATCGCTTCTGGCCCCTTTTCACCAACAAGGGCGGGCGTCGGTCCCTTCACCACGCCGCCCTTCGCCATCGCTTTCAGCGGCGTGCCGGGTGGTGCGCCCCATCCCTTTTCCACCATCTTTTTCACGTTATCGGTCAACCGTTGCACTTCTTTGGTATTGGCGTCGGTCTTTTCCGGCAGCTTGGCGGTGTCGCCGCCAAATTCGTGGTGCGTCGTCTTCCACGCATCCGGGTCTACCTTTGGCTTGTCACCGACCATCCAACTCGGCGCGGTGAACATGCGCGGCAACCATTGCAATCCGTGCGGCGTATCAAGAAAATGATCAAACAGACCGTGGACGACTCCCTTGTCTTCCATCGCCTGCAAATCTTTAAGTAAATGATCTTCGAAAAATGTGATCTGCTTCGCGGCCCACGTTTCCCAAACGGCGTTAGCCGCCGAGATTGCCGTACTGATGCGTTCTTCGGTCGCCGCCTTAATCGCGAGTTGCTTGCCCAATTCGGTTTGGCGATCCGTCATGGTCTTCATGCGGGCCGCACGCCGTTCGTCCATCTTTTCAATCAGCGCCCGCGACTGCACCGTTGCCGGATCGATGCCCATTTTGCGCAGGGCATCGTTCTGCGCCTGCCGCGCAACAATCTCGCTATGGCCAAGCTTGATTTCCCAATCGTGGACGTTCCAACTCGCCTGTATTGCTGCATTGAGTTGGTCAACCGGGTCTTTCGCTGATACCAGCGTATCAAGAAAGCGGATCATTTCGCCGCGATACTTACCGGCGGAATTGATCAACTCTTGTCGTGTCGCACTTCCGGGGATGCTGATTTGATAAACAGCTTGCGCAAAATTCTGCACGCTTCTGACGGCATCGGCCTTCGGCACGCCAGCTTGCGCAAAGCCTTCAATGGCGGATTGCAGTTGGCCAATCGTCTGACCGCTCACACGCGCCGCATTGCCCAAGTCGCGCAGGCCAAGACTCATCTTGCCCATGCTTGTGGACAACCGCCCCGCTTCGTAGCCGACCAACCCCATCGCGACCGGCGCAATACCAAACGCCCGCGCCATGTCTTGTGTGCGCCGCCCAATGCCGAGCGCTTCCTGTGCCAGCTTGGCGATGGCCTTTTCCATTTCGCCAACTTGACCGGCAACGCCGTGCAGCCCGCCCGCAGCCCCGCCGCCGCCGGTCACTTGGTTGATGCTGTCACGCAAATAGACAAGCCGCTGCGTGGCGTCGTCTTGCAACGATACGCGGACTCTTAGTTCGTCTTGCTCAGTCGCCATCGGATTCCGTTTGCTCGGCGCGCATGATGCGTGCGAGTTGCGCCGTGCGGCGCATGTGCAGCGATATTTCGCCGAGCGTCATGTTCAAGAACAATTCGGGACTTTGCCCGTACCAGCGGGCGAGCCGGTAGCAATCCAGCACTAGTCCGTCATCTGAGGCGGCATAAATTGCCGTAAGTCGGGAAGAAAAAAACCCCGTAACCGCCACGCACAGGTGTTCCAGTCACGAGGGTCAATGGCTTCTAACAGCGGCGGCAGGATTCCACACAGCGCCGCCATGATGTAATGCATCTTGCGTTCGTCGGTGACTATCTCATTCTCCAAGTTGACGCGACAGGGATTGCCAAAGCGGTTGATATCGCCGCCGCGTGGTTCGCGGAACGATAGTTCTTTCACAAGCTCGCCTCTGTCGTTGCGAAGGTTCTTGGAATAGACCAGCTTGACCACGATGGGCCACGTTTCTTCCGGCGGCTTTTCCTGATCCTGATCAGCGGGCGATTGTTCAAGAACCGGCGGGGGTGCCGGGCGTGGGACTTTCGGCTGATCAATGGTCGGGGCTGGCTCGGCGTCTTTGATGAATCCTTC